GCAGCTGCTACGGCAAATTTACCTGGTGTAAAGTTGAGAGGTACGCAACGTGTCTTCACAACAACTTCCTGTTGAACATACCCTTTCAATGGATCAAAAAGTTGTTGATTACCGCGAAAGTCCAAAGCATGTACTTTTGGTTCTGCTAATTTCATAGCATCTGCCGATAATGTACGCCAGTTTAATTTAGTTGTTTGTGAACCGAAATGTCCAATCACAGGAGCTGTCGATTCGCCATATATCCCTGCACCTTTAATGGTTTCAGATAATGCTTCGAAATTTGGTAGTTCGACATCAACTACACCTAAATAATTTGTCGCATCTTCCCATGCTGTGAAGTTAGTTAAAATTTGATCAGTTTTTTTCATCGATTAAGCCCCCCTATCCAAATAACGTTCCGAAATATGATGGATCAAATTCAAATAAACCACGAATTTCGCGCGCTGGTGTTGCTGGTGTAATAAACAAATGGAACTTATAAATACCATCAATTAAATCTGTTAATGGATTTTCTTCTTGTAAAAATTCTACACGTCCACCCAGGATGAATTGACGTGCTGCTTTGCCGTTTAAGTCGATATTTTTGCTATCGACTATATTATCAATGAGCTTTTTATTGCCTGGCTTATCGGTTTTTTGCCAATACGACAAAATGAACTGATTTTGCTCATAAATAAAGACACGTCTCACTGAGATAAACGCGTCTTTTGGATCTGTGTTACCTGGATAGCAACTTGTACGATGCCCCCAAAGTTTCCAACCACCTATGAAATTAAGTGAAGTAACGATACCTTGACCATTCAGGTAATTGGCTTGTTCTAAGCCAAGTAAAATCTCTGTACCATCCTCCAATACAGCTGCATCCATCTGTAAATTATTATTGGACGGTTCATGGTAAGGATAACCTTCATTTTGAGCATCAATCAAATTGGCCAAACTCGCCATTTGTGTCGATTTATGATATTGTATGCCACCTATTGAAACTTTTGGCCAACAAACAATCATGTTAGGATCATCAAGATTCTTTTGATTTTTGTATTCTGGGACTGCTGTATAATCTGTGACTTCTGATGTTGGAACATCAACAATTGCCATACATTGAAACAGACCATTAATATTTTTTGATTTTGCCTTTAATACAGCTGCAACCAATGGATTCGTTGAGAATTTTGGCGCGATTAAAATACCAGGTACTTCACGGAAACGAGGGAATACTGTATTTACTAATTCAATGCCTTTGTATGATCCGTCTAATGATACTCCACCTACAATATCAGATGCTGTAACTAATGAAGGATCTAATCGTTCGAATTCTACAGTCACTTCACCATCATTACTTGTATAAATGTGCAGCCTTCCTTCATCATCAAACTCCAATTCGTAATCTTTTTTATCAACTGTATTTGATCCATTTGTCACAATAACCTTTGCTTTTAGTACACCATCTGCTTGCAAAACGCCTTCGCCTTTTGTAATTTTCACAGTTTCAGAACCGGTGACAGCATGTTTAGTAGGATCAAGGACATTAATCATGACTAATGGTGAAACTTCAAATAATGCAAAGTGTGAGCTAATAGCCTCACAAATTGTATATTTATTAAAATCTGCATTGTAACCCATTTTTCGAACTGCTTCGCTGTACGTATAAGCCAATTCCGCTCGATTTACAGCCTTTTCTGGCTCATCTAATAGATGAATAGGAGCTGTTCCAAAAACCACCGTCAGGCCTGCTGTAGATACCACAGGAGGGATGATAGATGTTGGTAATTCATAGCTATATACTCCGTGTTTATATCCAGCCATTATTGATCACCCTTTCCAGGTCTAAAAAAATTAAACACTTTATTGTAATAGCGATGTTCCAAAGTACCCTTTTGCTGTATACGTGCTTCAGTTTCAGCTATTTCATCAATCGCTACAAAAAGTTTTTCAATCTCAGAGCAATCTTTAATAAAAGTTTGAATATGTGGTACCTTGATAGATTCAACCACAGTATATTTAGGTAATCCAAGCAAATTTGGTCCTACATATATTTTTTGTGGAACCGTTTCTTGATGAACAGCAATCTTTTCTTCAGGTGCAGTCGGTACAACTGATTCTATTGCGCCAGCGACCTGCTCAACTGTTGCTTTTGCCTCTTTTTTAATTTGTTCGTTCGCCACGTTAATACCCTCCTATATATTGCATCGACTGGCTTTCAAAGCTTAGACGCATTACCCCATAGTAAAATGGATGTGTTTCAGCGTCATCATCGTTCAAGGCACAATCGATTTGATATTTCATCTTGAAAAACTTTGCTATGATTGGATTTTCATTAAGGTCATTCCAAATATGTTGTATACAAGAAAGTACATCATCATAGCCTTGTCCTTCGTACCCTTCATTTTTAACACCAATATATATATTTACTGCTGTATCTTGATTGGAAACATTTTCTTCTTTGCTAAAAGTATCAATTTTGACCACACAAAAAGGAAACACATCATCTTGCGTTTCCTTTGTTCCCTTAACCTTGATACGATTATTTGATCTTTCAGGCACCTTATGCCGAAAAATATTAAATTTTGTGGGTACAGTACCAGCTACTTGCAACGGGAAATCTTGTAAAGTTTCTCCCAAACGATCAATTAATCCATCTAATAAATCTAATGCGGTTGACAACTAATTAGCCCCCATTCTACTTAACAAGCGATTAATTTCATGAGTTGTACGAGTTTCATAGGTGCTATATGCATCTTGGTTAATCTTATTGACTATTTTTTCGTTGCCAATCATTTGTGGCACTGATGGGCCCATTAAACGGCTAATTGGCAATCGGGCTTTTCCATCACGTTGGAAAACTTTTGTTCCGTTAATATTAGCAACAAATGCACCTAATATTTGTTTGGTACCACTTTTTTTAACAGCAATTTTAAGCTGGCTTTTACGTTTAGGATTAGCCGTCATAGGTGACACTTTAAACTTGTCCAAACCCAATGTTTTACCACTCGACTTTACCTCAGCTTGTAATTTAGATGTACTAGCTTTAAAAACTTTAAGAGTGGCTTTAATATCTGCTGATTTAGCATGATAATCCTTCCGAACTTCCTTCGGAACATTAGCTTTGATGTTAGATATAGATCGATTTAAAGCATTCGCGATAACGTTTGGTGCTTTATGTTGCAGTTCACCTAGTCGTTGTCTAACACTTTGTAATTCAGCATCATCTATTCTAATTTGTATACTCATGAATGATTCCTCGATAATGCAATTTTTAACATACCCATGTCATCACTTACACTTTCAATCATATAGTCACGCCCATTAAAATTCATTATCTTATCAGCTTGTGGAATTTCTTCAAAATATGAGCTCGCTACATGGAATACAACATCATAAGCAGCAACTTGGTTTTTCTTGTCAGCTGGTGAAATCATATCAGTATCTGGCACTATATCCATTTCTACACCTTCGACAATGGCCTTTTCAGCAAATTCATCCTGATTAACGAATACATTATTAATGTCTTGCATCATGAAATCCTTAAATGTTTTACTCATGGTCATCATCTCCTAGTCCTCTAATTGATCTAAGAAATATGCCGTTTTATCTTTTTCAACAATTAAGGCAATAATATTTGGTTTGCTAATATTACCTTTCCA